AATGTTGCACTTATTGATTACTACATGACGATGGAACATCTTGCATTAGTGCAAGAACTTTTGGTTGGTAAACCTATCTTCAGATATAATCGTCATCGCAACAGACTTCATCTTGACGAAAAATCAGGAGATATTACTGTTGGCGAATACTTATTGATAGAGGCATACGAAATAGTAGATCCTGCAACTTATACAGATGTGTGGGCCGATAGATGGTTGCAGTACTATACGTCTCAATTAATCAAAAGACAATGGGGAACAAACCTCACCAAATTCGAAGGTCTACAATTACCTGGTGGCGTAACTTTTAACGGCAGACAAATTTACGACGAAGCGCAAGCAGAAATTACTAAACTAGAAGAGGAAATGATCTCCAACTACAGTCTGCCTGTAATGGATATGATTGGTTAGCACTAGCTAATTATACTAAAAAAGTAGGAATTGTACATAGATGGCCACGAATCCATATTTCGATAACTTTCAAAACTCGTCCGAGCAGGGTCTGATAGAAGATTTAATCATTGAATCTATCAAGATCTACGGCCATGACGTGACTTATTGTCCGCGTACTGTCGTGTCTCGCGATGAGATACTAAACGAAGACACTACTTCGAAGTATGAAGATTCTTACAATGTCGAAATGTATATCAAAAATGTTGAAGGATTTGAAGGCGAAGGAGATTTCTTATCGAGATTCAATATACAGATAAGAGACGAGATTACATTTACTATCGCTAATCGCAGATACGTACAACAAATTGGCGATGATCAAGATTCAGAACGACCACGCGAAGGTGACTTGATCTATATGCCACTGACAGAAAAAGTTTATGTGGTCAAGTTTGTAGAACACGAAGCTGTCTTCTATCAGATGGGTTCTCTGCAAATGTATGATCTGCGCTGTGAGTTATGGGAATACAGCGGTGAAGATCTCAATACCGGCATCGCTGCTATCGACGATCTCGAAACAACATACACATTGGTTGCGGATGCAGACGATGGAGTTACATATTATGCAAATGGTGATGTAATTATTGATGCAAATACTGGTCGACCGGCTGGTGTAGCAGATAGTTGGTACACTGAGAACGATGCATTCGATGACGCGTCAAGCTTCCAATATAAAGCAGATGAATTTATCGACTTCTCTGAAGCAGATCCATTTAGCGACGACGGAAGATACTAATGTTTGGAAGAACTTATTACCACGACACATTGAGAAAGTATGTCATACTATTTGGCACACTGTTCAATGATATATGGATCAACAGAGAAGATTCTGCAGAACAGCCATTTTCAATTGTTTTACCGAGAATGGGATTCGAGATTACTGGGTTTCAGTATGCACCAGAAAGAAAACTTAGTACACGTCAACTTTTTACTGATACTACTTCTGATTCAAATGTCAAGAAGAAGTATATGTATAATCCCGTTCCATACGATATTCAGTTCTCGCTTTCTATCTTTGTTAAAAATACAACAGACGGCACAAGAATCGTAGAGCAAATACTTCCATTCTTTACACCTGAGTGGACCTCGACTGTACAGCTTGTTGACGATTCACCAATCGATATCAAACTTGATATTCCTCTCGTTTTAAATGGAACAAATCAAGACGATGTGTATGAAGGTAGTTTTGAAGAAAGACGCGCACTCATTTGGCAGTTAGACTTTACAATGAAAGGGTTTTTCTTCGGTCCAGTGTACAAGCAGAATGTGATCAATCTAGCTAATACACAAATTTTTGATGCTACTTTATATACAGATATCGATGATGCACCAACTGGCACAACTCCTGATCTTTCTGTTGCATCTAGAGTTTTGAATCAACCCGGTTTGTTGGCTAACAATGCGCCCACTACATTTTCAGAGTTCAATACAGTACAAGCAACAGCTGTTGCCACTATAGCAGGCGGAGAAGTCACAAAAATAGATTTGACAGAGAATGGTAAAGGATATGCGGCCGCAACTGTAACTGTATCTGGTGGTGGAGGAGCAAACGCCACTGCTACTGCTGTTGTAGATACTGATGCCGATACATTGACTAGTATCACTGTGACAGACGGTGGTTCAGGATATACAAGTACACCGACTGTTACGATATCCACGCCTGATCTACAATCTGTAGCACGACATCTGATCGACGCAGATGATAATTATGGTCAGGTCAGTGTAATCGATGAACCGTGGCCGGACAGTGATTAATGAAGGATGATAAAAACATGAAGAACCTCAACGACGTCTTAGACGTAAAAGAAACACATATCATAGAGATCGATGATGGTGACAAAGCGTTGCCAACTACATATCGTCCTTCGTTACATGAGACAGACAAAGAGATTGATAACGATACGAAGTATGTCCGACAAAATTTTTATGATCTGATTGAAAAGGGTCATAGTGCTATCGACGAACTACTCGCAGTTGCAGATCAATCACAACATCCTCGAGCATACGAAGTACTCGCTACGATGATCAAAACCATGGGTGATATGAACAACGACTTGTTAGGTATGCACGAGAAAAAACAAAAGCTGACAGGTGAGAAACCAGAAGACAAGAAGGAAACAGTCAACAACAATCTTTTTGTGGGCTCTACTAGCGAGCTACTAAAGTTGATGAATAAAGATGGCGATTGATATTCAAGATATTGAGGATTACCGTTCATATCTCGGTAATGTAAACCTCAAACGAAAAGGCGTAACGATTGAATGGACTGAAGAGATGGTCCAAGAATTCGTGAAGTGTGCAAGAGATCCAATATATTTTGCTGAGAAGTATATTCAGATCGTACACGTTGACCACGGACTAATACCGATCGAGTGCTATGACTATCAAAAAGAAATCATCGAAAAAACCACAAACAACAGACGAGTATGTGTGGTTACAAGCCGCCAAGCGGGTAAAACAACGACTGCTGTCTGTCTTATTCTTCATTATATACTGTTCAATGATCATAAGCTTGTCGCTCTTCTCGCAAATAAAGGAGACGCTGCACGAGAAATACTGGATCGTATCAAGACGGCTTATGAAGCTCTTCCTAAATGGTTGCAACAAGGTGTCATCGAGTGGAACAAAGGATCTGTAGAATTTGAGAACGGATCGAAGATTATTGCAGCGGCAACATCATCGTCTGCCATTCGTGGTAAATCAGTATCATTCCTATACATCGACGAGACTGCATTCGTAGAAAACTGGGACGAGTTCTTCGCTTCTGTATTTCCAACAATTTCGTCAGGTACATCTACTAAGATTCTACTGACATCTACACCGAACGGTCTCAATCATTTCTATAAGACATGTGAAGGTGCCAAAGCTGGCAAAAATGGTTATGAGTTTGTAGAAGTACAATGGACTGATGTGCCGGGACGAGATGAGAAATGGCGAGAAGAAACACTCGCTGCAATGGATTTTGATACAGAGAAGTTTGCACAGGAAATGGAGTGCGAGTTTCTCGGTTCGTCAGGCACATTGATTGCTGGCTGGAAACTCAAGCAACTAGTATATAAAGAGGCCGTCAAAGAAGTAGGTGGCATTGTAGTATACGAAGAGCCGAAAGAAGAAGGTAATTATGTCATAGTAGTAGACGTGAGTAGAGGTAAGGGTCTTGATTACTCTGCATTTCAAGTAGTTGATATATCACAGATGCCTTATGTGCAGGTTGGAACATACAGAAATAATATGATCACGCCTGTCGATTATGCTGCTGCTGTACACGCCGCGGCCAAATACTATAATGATTCTAATATACTTGTTGAAGTCAATGATATCGGCGAGCAAGTAGCTACTATTATTTTTGAAGAATACGAATACGAAAATATGCTGCTCACAGAAAACAATGGACGAGAAGGCAAGCGTCTATTATCAGGTGTAGCAGGATTTAGCGGTAAGGCTGACAGAGGTATACGCACTACTAAATCTGTCAAGTCTATTGGCTGTTCTATGATCAAGTTACTCGTAGAACAGAATCAATTGATCATCAATGATTTCGAAACAATTAGAGAGATGTCAACCTTTAGTCAGAAGGGAACATCTTACGAGGCAGAACCTGGTAATCATGATGATTTGATGATGTGTTTAGTGCTGTTTGGATGGTTATCAAACCAGAGATTTTTCAAAGAACTGACTGATATAAATACTGTCATTAACCTCAAAGAAATGAATGAGGAAAAAGTATTTAGTGAGCTAGTGCCTTTTGGCATGATAGATGACGGTCGATCCAATTTTGAGGAGCCTGAAATTAAGACTACTCGGAGAAATGACTTAAGTTGGCTTATGTAATCTAGAAAAACTCTTTATTATAAATAAATGTACGATCTTTAGATAATTATAATTTTAGGGAGAACGAAAATATGCCTTTCCAATTAAGCCCAGGCGTTAATGTTACAGAGATCGATCTGACCACTGTAATCCCTGCCGTTGCCACCACCGATGCTGCTATTGCAGGCCGTTTTCGTTGGGGACCGGTAGATAAGCCTACACTCGTAGTAAGCGAAGAAGAACTCGCTACTGTATACGGTCGTCCAGAGACTGATAACTCTGAGACTTTCTTTACAGCTGCTAGCTTCCTTGCTTATTCAAATCGTCTTTTCGTTTCTCGAGCACACCAGTCTACTGGCGACGACGTTCGAGTAAACGGTTTTGCAATTAACGGTGCTAATACTATTCTTGTAGAAGGTTCTGTAGCTACAGGAGTTAGTGTTGGCGATGTCCTTGCTACTACTATTGCAGGTGTACCTGATGGTACTAGCGTTACAGCTGTAGAAACTAGTGACCAAACCGATGATGTAACTGATTTGGCTACAGACCTCAACACAGGTACAAATCTACTTACTGTATCTAACCCTTTCCCATTTGTTGCTGGCGAATCTGTACGGGTCTCTACTAGTAACACATTCCCAACAGGTTTAGATGGATCAACTGATTTTTATATTTCTTCAATCACAGTTGGTTCTACTGAAACTACTTTTGGTCTTGCTACTTCACAAGGTAATGCAGGTTCTGGTACAATTATCACATTCTCAGATACTGGAGACGGTACACTTACGCTCACTAGAAATGGTGATACGCGAATTAGTGTTGACAAAGCATTGACTGTTACAACTGGTGCTGCTGACTTCGAATTCTTTGATTTCAAATACTCGTTCAACGCTATCGGTAATACCGGTGCACTCGATTCAGATGCATTGTTGAATCAACATATTGTAAAGAACGAAGATGATTACACTGATGCTAAAGTTGCAGCCTTTGACGGTTCTGTCCGTTGGGTTGCTAAGTATCCTGGTGATCTCGGTAATTCATTGAAAGTATCTGTATGTGATAGTGCTGACGCATATACTAGTAACGTAACACTCACTAACGTAACTCTTGATGTTACTGTTGGTGCAAATACTGGTGCACTTGCTGGTACTACTAACACTGATATCTCAACATTCACCGGTAAGCTTACTGTTGGTGACTTGCTGAAAGTTGGTAATAGCTCAGTAGGTATTCAATACATTGAGGTCTCAGCTCTTCCCACAATTGATGCTGCAAATAGTGGTTACACTGTTAGCTTCCGTCAACCATTGACAATCACCGAAGATCTTTCGCTGAATGGTGACACTATTGAAAGATTCTGGGCATACAGCGGTTTAGTTGAGAAGAAGCCTGGTCAATCTAACTACGTCAAAGCTCAAGGTAATACTTCAGCAAATGACGAAATCCACGTAGTAGTTGTTGACGAAGACGGTGATATCACTGGTATTCCTAACACTATCCTCGAAGTTTGGCAAGGTTTGTCACGTGCAACTGATGCTAAAGCTGATGATGGTGGTGCATTGTACTACAAAGATGTTATCAACCAATCTTCACAGTGG